AGCCAAATTAATCATCCATATATGGGAAACCAGAAATGAGTGACAATCTCAGAAATGAGTGACAAAAAATACGCAATAAAAAAGGGTTTATTAATTACAGGTTACAATTCAAATGCAAACACAAACTATCTAATTTTTATTTTCTTTTTTATTTATTTGGCTCCACCTTTTTGAAAGGTGGAACTACTCTTCGTCCTCATCCTCTGACTCCGACTCCAACTCGCACTCCTCAATCTTCTGCTGCGCCTCGTTGAAAACGCCCACCTCGTCCTGAGTTTCTGCATCGTAGAGAACATTGTCTGAGGTTCTCAGATAAGTCTTGCCTTGGAACACAAACTTCTTCACGCTCAACACAACCTCCTCTTCTGCTTCGTTTTCGTCCTCTGCTTCGCTTTTGTCCTCTGCAACTGGAGCTGCAATGGTCGCAGGCGCCTCCTTCTTGGAATCCTTCTTGGATTGAGCCTTCTCCTCCTTGGCCGCCTTCTTTTCTTGTTCCTTCTTGTCCTTGGCTGCCTTCTTCTCGGCCTCCTTTTGTTCCTTCTTGTTCAACTTGGGGTCTTCCTTCGGTTCAGGTCTTGGAGATGCGGCTTTTACTTCCGAAATCAAACTTGCAAACAGATCCTCAGTGGATGATACCTCAACGGGCTTCTCAGTCTTCTTAGGTCTGCCGCGCTTCTTGGGTTCACCAGAGGTCTCGCTATCCGTGTCAGAAACTGCCTTCTTGGGACGTCCACGTTTGCTTTCTGGTGCCGCAAAGTCTGAGTCTTCTAGCACAATATTGAACTTGGCTGCTTCGCCTTCAACTTGTTCTCTCGTCAACTTTAACTTTTGCAAAACCTTGGCATACGCAATGGGAGCCCGTCCCTTGGGGTCACGAAACTCTGAGCCAGTCGTGTAGGCTGCCATGCGGTCTTTTACTGATCCACAGTCTGGTTTGCCGGATGCGTTTTTATCGCATTGTTTCTGGCAACCTTTGCAATATTCTGAATCGCACCTTGTTTGGCATTGGGTCAGTAGCCCGTGGTTTTGTTTCAGACCACTGCAGCAACCTTCTTCAAGTGATCCCTTGAATGGGAATGGTACCAATGGTTTCGCATGTTTATCCGTTTTGGTTTTGATTTTGGGTTCTTTCTTCTTCGCCCCATCCGAAAGACTTAGCATCCCTAGACTTTTTATTGCTTCCTCTTCATTGAATCCATACTTTCTTGCGCACTCTTTCACCGCTTGAAACCGCACATCCTCCATCATACGCAACAAACCTTCATTCAAACTTGACGTCATCATTTTTACTATTCTTTGGTAAATTCTTTTTCAACCAAAAAACTTTTCAATTTTTTTTTACACATACATCTTTTTTTTTGTTATACTTTTTAAAAGTATAGCAAAACCGTTCTGCCTTCGGCAGAGTTTACAAAATTTAGCCTATAACAATGCAGCTATTTTTTATTATTTCTTTTAATTGTTTTTCTTCTCTTTATTATTTTTTTTGATTTTTTTCTACGTTTTGTTTTTTGTGTTAACACACGCATTCTTCCACCAACTTTAACATTTTTAAACGTTAATGTTTCTCCCAAAAGCTCTCCAACACCGGAGTCGTTTGACAATGGTTCGGACTGACTCTGACGTTGAATCTGAGTCTCTTCGGTTTTTATTTGCGATGGAGCAAAATCTTCAACAAATAGAAGCTTTCCAGACGCATCATCCTTAAACTTTTTGTGAACAACATAACCCAAAGGTTTCTCATTTCCTGCATCATCTATATAGTGTGAATGATCGTTCAATAGTGGCACACCATCTGACGCGTTAAACGCGTTACTATTATTTAAAAATAATTTTTCTATATTTTCAAAGCGTTCGTCGTCTTCAAAATTTAACAAAGAGTCATCTTCAATAAATTCAGATAATCTAGATATTATATTAAAATGTTTAAAACCTAATTTATAAAATAAAACCCTATGTGAAGCCCACGCCTTAGTTAAATAACTATCTTTAAATTCTATTATATGTATGGATTCATGCAACAACATTAAAATAATAAATATCACCTTACTTTTAGTAATATATCCACCAGAATAATAAATTTTTTCTTCTAAAATTGAATTTAAACATGTTAATGCAACATTAAAACCAAAACTATGACCCTTATAATATTGCTTGTGCCAAAAATAATATTCTGTCACTTCAAATATTGCTGTCGCATCTTTGCATGGTTTTTTATTATCACGAAAATTTAATTTACTGCTTCTTTTTGGAGCCGCTTCTAAATAACTATAAAACTTCCCATTGTAAAACTCTTGATTTATTTTATTAAATATTTCCCTCACAACATCAATCGTTAAATTGTTACCATCATAAGTTTTAAAATTATCATATATTTTATTAATTTTATTTATATTTTCAGTAATTAAAACATTATCTTTAATTTCAGATAAAAAAATTTTTGTTGATTCATCCATATTTTATATAACGAATAAAATAATTTTACATTATTATATAAATGGTTGATTTATGTAAATATAAGAATGCTCTTGGCAAACCTGGAAAAGGTGTTCATTCATATAGATTATTTGGCGTAGCAGTTGCGGACGTTGTCATGACGTTGATTGGTGCTATTATTTTATCATATTTTTTTAATTGGTCTTTTATATATACAGCAGTTTGTTTATTTATTTTAGGAATCATTTTACATAGACTTTTTTGCGTTAGAACTACTGTAGATAAGTTGTTATTTTCTTAATATATAAAGTCAAAAATAAACTCAATAATCCCATTTATTGTCCCACTTATTTAAAGATTTATAATTGGTTGATGAGTGATAAAGAGGAATTAATGCGGCGTCGTTGTCAGTAACAATAATTTCAGTAACGTTTTTTGACTTTGTTATATTTTTATCATTCTCTTTTTTTACTTCGTTTTTTATTTCGTTTTTTATTTCGTTTTTTATTTCGTTTTCAACACAATTTTTTGGAAAGTTTGTTTCTGAATTTTTGATGAATTCTGGAATTACTTCATTTTTTGAAAACGAAGGTTCTTTAAAATCGTATATGTCCAATAACCTTATAATCACCTTGCTTCGCTCAATGTCATTGTTATTTAATTCAACAATCTTAATACCAAAATTTGTTTCCGAGTTATTTTTTATTAAAAAATTGTTGTAAATTTTATACTTTTTTATAAAATCCGACAAGCCGCTATCCATTCCTCTATCAGATTGTTTCAAATCTCCAGTAATTATCATCTTACTGCCTTCGCCAATTCTAGTTGTAAGCATTAACATTTGATTTGGAGAACTGTTCTGCATTTCATCTGCAATAATAAAGGCATTTTTAAAAGTTCTCCCTCTCATAAATGCAAGAGGAGATATTTCAATAATGTTATTGTACAACATTGCGTCAATGTCTCTTTTCTGATAAAATTCATTAAATATATCAAAAATTGGCCTTGTCCATGGGTCCATTTTCTTATTAATATTTCCAGGAAGAAATCCTATTTCTTCTTCTTCCACTGGAACAACTGGACGCGTTAAAACAATTTTATCAACTATTCCACTTTTAAGGTCTTTAATAGCTTGATTGCATGCTAACATGGTCTTTCCTGTTCCGGCAGGCCCAACTGCAAATAATATTTTAATACTCGGATCAGTCAAACATTTAACATAATGTTCTTGATTTGAAGACTTGGGCTTATAAAAAACGGACAACGCCTTCAAATCTCCAGAATCCTTTTTCATGTTATAACAAAACTTCTTTGAACGTGAGCTTGAATATCTAGACAAGTGTCTAAACATACTTGCGCTTTGCAGCATTGCGCACGTTGTTAAAGTTCTAAGGAGTCTAACCATTTACTTTACTAAACTATTATTTTTATATTAATTAAATTATTAATGTTTTTACTTTGACTGGCTTCATTTTTTTTAACAACTTGAAAATATCTTTTAAATTTTTTAATTCCATCTAAAGTGTAGCCGTCGCATTTTCTAATAGGAATCATTTTATAACCATAAACATTAAGAATTTGCCTAACTAAATTTAAAAGAGGCCATTTTTGATTTTTGTCTGCGCCTTTTTGTAAACTTGTTAATGAAGAAGAACTCAGAGTCTTTTTTAACTCTATAATATCATTTTTGAGAGAAACGTAAATCTCATTATTTATCAGCATATCTCGCAAAATAAGTATTTCATCTGGATAATCCTTACTATTGACTAGTATTCCAGTTGAAATCAGTATTTTTTTGCTAATTTCATCTATTCCTTCTATTCCAGTAGTTGTTTGGGACTCATCCATTAATGTAATAAAAATATAAAAATGTTTATATTTTTATTTTTAGAATTTATTATAAAGATAAAAGGTTTAACTAATTATTTTGATAATTTTTCAAAGACTGCAACATTTTTGACATTTTATTTTTTACGCTTGATAAACTGTTTATATTTAAAATAGAAGTTTTTGGTTGAGCTGATTTTTCTGGTTCAGCTCTGTTGCGTTCGCCCAAACCATAAGCAACAATACCACCTAAAAATGCTTTTGACAATAACGAGAACAACAAATAGGTTTTTTCAGTTTTTTCATAGGGTTGTTTTGTAGCAACTCCATATAAGGAAATAAATCCAAACGAAGAAAAAAAAGCAAACAAACCATATACAGTATAATTTAACCAGGACGGTAACCTCAATTTATCTTCAAATTGTAAATAAATCTTGTATTTTTCTTTTTCTTCCGCATTTTCAGAATCTTTATATTTTTCAAACTTTAACATAGCATCATTTACATTAGATAGATTTTTATTGAAATCATTAATAATTACTCTAAATTCTGTGAGCAATAATACAAATCCAAGCGTCATTGGTATTGTCCATTTTGGCACAATCTTTCCCATAAACTCAATTTCGTCATCGGCATGCTCTTCAACAAGTTGTCCAGCGTAAATCATTGCAATATTTATAGAAAATATTGAACTATACACTCCTTCATCTTTTACTCCGCTTAAAATAGCAATTATATAAAGCATTAGTGTTGACGTTATGGAGTATTCAACCCATCTCACCCAATTGTTTCCATTTTTTATCATTTTTTCATAGTTTCCGTTCACGTTTGACGCATAATACGCATGAAACCCTGAAGTTATAGCAAAAAAAAGAACAACTAATTGTTCAACTGTTTTAACATTTGGAGTATATGAGGCTTCGGTACTTACCCAAGATGTTGTAACTCCTTTTGTGGTCAAATCAATGTCAAAATTATTGGTGTGTTCTCTATATGTCGTATCTATACTTTTTTTGCTGTCTACTCCATATTTATTGTTTATATTATTGAAATAATAAGCAAAACCTCCAGCTAAAGACGCGTGTAAAACCGCCAACAATTTATTATATGACTCAAATTCTTTTATATCAAAATCTGCGTCGCTTCCATCAATCCCATCATCATTCAATGTTTTAATAATTTCTCCAACCTTACTAGGCGCATCCATATCATTTTTTCCAACATTTTTTACAATGTCAAACATTTTTTGGGAAAACTTATTCGCATATTCTACCCGTTTAGAATTATTTGTTGCCATATAATTTGTTAAAATATATTATTTTTTAACAAATTAATTATCTGTTTTAATTTTCTAAATTCCAAACTCAGGAATAGTATAAGACTCCCCAGTCTTAACGTACTTTGCAATAATCTTAGGATTTGATTTGTTACCAACAATGTCCTCAGCCTGATAAACGTTCATGTTCTTATCAATGTAATAAATAATTCCTTGAATATCCTGCGCCCAAACCTCTATCTTTTGGGTAGCCTGTTTATTTCCCTCTTGCAAATCAACAATGCCGTGTGGCGTTCCCTTCATATGAGTTCCGCAATATTCGTCCTCTTCCTTCTTTCTCCTAGTGCATTGTTCACCATTTGCACGCTTTGCACAACAACGATCGCAAAATGGAACAACATTTTTTACGCGTTTTCTCTTCATAAAATCTTCTTTGGACAATGCAAATCTATCATAATCATATACGTGTTGTAGAAGAAAGCTCATTTGTTCATTCTGTGTGATCCCCAAAGCGGTGGCCTTGTCACGAATGCTGTCCTTAAATGTGGTAATATATCCGTCTAGTCGCTTATTAATTCTGCGCTCCATCTTGATTGGTTACATTATAATATTGTTTTAACTTTAGTTCAATTTTTTAAATATATATGAAAACAATTTAAAGATCCTATACTAAAGCTCATTTTTCTTTTTTCTTGGTGTGTATTTTCTTTTTGGTTTTGCTTCAGTTGCTGGAGTTTCTGACTTTGTTTCTGTTTCAGTCGTTAATATAGACATATCGTCTCCATCTTGTTTAGCTGCAACTATTACCGTTGGAGGTTCTTTTTCAGGTTCAACATGTTCAAGCACATTAGGTGACTCATCAATATTCAAAAATATCCCCTCTTGTGTATTTTCTTTCTTGTGTGGGTCACTTAATAATGGAACATCTTCTGAAGAGGATGAAGAAAATGACATAGATTTAGGCGTAGACGACGACTCGCTCACACTCCTTTTTAAATCGTGCAATATTTCAGTGTTTACATTTTCATTCGCCAGCATTTCTATCATGGTTTGTCTTTTCATTTTGTGCATCTCACTTGAATCTTCAAATTTAATATCATGCAATATTTGACTTGTAAATAACTGCATTTTTGTCGTGAATCTAGTAAAATACTTTGTGTGCAACTTATGAAAAAACTCTATGTATGTAACAAACAATGTTAATTTCTCTCTTAAAACGACGTTGTTGTAATTAAAAGTGTGTATAAAGTTGTCTATATTTAATCCAGTTGCATTCTTAATTTGATGTTGCTTCAAATCGTGTTCTTTATTTAAGAAGTAATTGTGTATTGCTGTTAATAATGTAATTATTGTTTCGTGTACGCTTTGAATTATTTCAAAGTCATATTGTTTAAATGGTTCTAAATCTTTGTAAACTGGGTAACTGCTTTTATTAACATTAATTAAATCTACAATTTTTCTATCATCTGTTATATTTTCAGTTACATAATCCACTATAATTTTGTAAAGCTTAAAATATTCGCAATACATGCGATTTGTTATAGCAGAATACATGCGCATCATATCGTCGTATTCTATGTCTATTAATTTTCCTTGAAAGTGGAATGAGTCTAATCCAAAAATAAACAAATTTTGTTTATTTGACTTAATAAATTCAGAATAGATAATCTTAAGCTGATCTATTTTTCCCTCCAAAGTTTCAAACATCTTAACATTTTCATTTTTCAAGTCTATTACTTTTGTAAAATCAGTTTTAAGGTTGTTTATACGTTTATCCATATCCATAAAATATTATGATAAAATTAATTTATCATAATATTTTATGGAGAATGAAGAAGATGTATATATTGACGAACAAATAAATATAAACTCAATTAACGGCAAAGACGTTGAATGGACTACCGAACACGAACAAATTCTTATTGAATGGGCTGATAAAGCCATGTGTTATAGGTGGCTTCACTCAAAATCAAATTCCCTATTTTCAAACCTAAATGCTTGGTATACTATACCGGTTATTGTTATATCAACTCTTACCGGAACCGCAAACTTTGCTCAAAATCGCGTCCCCGAAGACTATCAAAACTATTTTGCAATGGTTGTTGGAGGATTCAACATTTTAGGAGGAATTATTTCTACTATTCAACAATTCTTAAAGATTACGCAATTGAACGAAGCGCATCGCGTAAGTGGTATTGCGTGGGACAAATTCTATAGAAACGTCAAAATTGAACTTGCAAAACACCCTTCTGAGAGAATGCCTCCAGGCCAAATGTTAAAAATGTCAAAAGAAGAATTTGATCGTTTAATGGAAACGAGTCCCAATATACCTGAAAAAATTGTTGCCGCATTTAAAACATCATTTAAACACAATGATGCGTTTGATAAAATTGTTAAGCCGGAAATTTGTGATGTCCTTGTATCTACAGAAAATTACAGAAACCCGTGGTCCAATGAAGAAAATAGAGAAAAAAATGTTATAGAAATTGCAAAAAATAAAACATTAAAAGAAACTAGACAAAAACAAATCAATAAAGCTAACAAAACTCTCGTCAAAGAATTCAAAAGAACATTCTTTAATTTAAATAACCGCGAACCAATGGATTCTGAAATTATTGACAACTTGAAGGATAAAATAGAGTTGTCAGTATTACAGAGTATTATTAGTGAACAAAAAACAGACGAGCAAATTTCAATAGTTGTTTCAAATGGAGATGAAGCTAATTCACTTTAATGCAACGTTTGATATGAATTTGGTAATATAACCATTGACAGTAATAAAAATAAATAAAACCCTATGTATGTTCCATATGCATCTGATCCTATTCCATAGAATGTAAGTATTTGAATAATCGCGTAAAGAAATATTATTGAAAATCCTATTATACTTATTATTTTTCCAGCCGACATATAATTATTTGAGAAAATTAAATACTTATATGCACCAATTAAATTTATATTATATAATAATTACCTTCACTATTCCATTCTTCTTCTTCTAATTCCGATTTATTTATAAAATGGCACGTCAACTGACACTGTTGTTCATATTTCTTAAGAGCCCATTTTGGATGACCGTCATCATCACTTAAATAAACGCTGTTATACAAATGTTCGTATTCATTGTCCTTGTCCTTTTTCTTTTCTGATAGCATTTTTACATAACCGGTAAACAAAGCAAACCGCAGTAAGCCCCCCTGACATTCTCTTAAACTATGCGCATTTTTTAAAACAGTTTTATTGTTTACATTTTTTGTAAATCCACCAACTTTAAATGCTTTCTGATAATCAGTAAAATAGTAATACGGATCTGGAAGTTCTCCTTGAACAGATTGATGTTCTCCAAAACAAGACACAAAATCTACTTTCGTTGCATCCATTCCAGTGTATGCAACAATTGGGCATTCATAAATATTATCATCCTCGTCTTTCAAATAAGTGAAATGCAAATTATTTAAATCAGAAAAAAAATTACTTACTTTTGCGTCTATGGGGAAATTGCAAACTCTTTTATGATTAATTATCTCATCCATTGTCACTAACCACAAATCATTTGCTCTATTCAAGTCATGACATCGTATTATGCAATCGCTAAAATCATAAAACACATAAAATTGGTTTCCATTATTTATAAATCCCTTATATTCATAATTTCCAGTTTTTATTCTATATGATGCGCGAATTATATTCAATATATAATTGTTATATCCTACTATTGGCAAGCCTTTTTCATAATAAAAGCCTGGAAATGTTGTCAAATCTTTTTTTGTTTCATGAGTTTTATCATATTTTCTCAAAATATATTGCAAAAAGGGAGCTTTTCCTGTTTGATTTATATAATACACGCAAAGGTTAATATTTCCATTTTCATACTTATTTGTTTCAAATTCTAAGTCATCTATCAAAGAGTCAACTCCAGGATAATGTGCATACATTTGAGTTTGTTGATTTTCTTCTACTTCTTCAATGGGGGTATATTGTTCAGCAGATTCCATGATATCCAAATACGATTTCAACGCGTCTCGTTCTTGTTCATACATTTCATTTATTTTTTCACTATAATCACAATCACTTTCGTTGTCACTCATTTATATTATTTATTGTGAATATCATTTTAAATATATTTTATAATCATTATATATTATAATCATTGTATTTTATATACGATAATTTTCTCAAACTGTATTATGATTGTTTTACTTATTGCTTCTGACGTGAAGATAGTGTAGAACTTTTGCAACATTTCTTCCTAAGAAAAAGTGAATAAACTGAGGTTATTTTTATTTATCAACCTTTCTCTTTATTGTTTCCTTAATTTGTTCTTCTCTATTGTCTAGAATAAATTTAGTGACTTCCTCAGCCTTTGTTGGAGTTGATGCAAAATATGTCTGCAACGTAGCGATCAGAGATTTGGCGTTAATAGGTTTCTTTATCTTATTCTGTTTATATACCAAACTTCCACCATTAATGTCAAAACAATCAATTTCGTTCTTTTTCATAACCGTCATCAATGCTTCAGATAATTGCTTCTTTTTATTTTTTCTCTCTTTAATCTCTTGTTGTAGCTTAGTTATTTCAGAGTCCATTTTGATCCATTCTTTTATATTTGTAATTAGCTCATCCTTAGTCTCCATATAAAATTAACAGTAAATTAATTTTATATTATTATTCAAAATATATAAATTTTTGTTCATCTATATTTGCTCATCCGGTGAAACTGGGTGCAATAACTTATAATGACGTCCACACAATCCGTCTTGACTAATCTTGCATCCACACTGAGTTCCCTTATTATTTCCTGTTTTAAGAATTTGAATGCAACCAGATTGTGGAGACGAGGACGAAGCCAATGAAATAATGACATTCTCGTTATGTGTCTTTTGAGTTTTCTTGTGCATCTTCTCGGCTGCCTTCTTCAACTTTTCTTCGTCTTTTTCCTTTTGTTTTTCCTCCTTGGCCTTTTGCTTGTCATTCTTCATCTTCTGTTTTTCTTCTTGTGCCTTTATCTTTTGCAGTAACGCGGTTGCCTTCTTTTGCTCCTTTTCTTGTTTTTCTTTTAGTTTCTTTTCCTTATATAATTTACTAAAAACGTGATGGTAATGCGCTGAACAATAAGTCTTGTTATCTGATTGTAACAGTTTGACATATTTATTATAACACCCAAGATGAGATTCTGGTGCGTCTGGATACTTGTAACAACATTTTCCTTGAGCAAAATTTGAAGGGATTAAAAGTTTTGACATGTTTTCAGATTCCTCATCATAAAAATTAACACCATGCACATTTTTATAACCCCATTTTTCTGGCAATAATTTATTCTGAATTGTTCTACAATATGGACATCTTATTTGCGTTGTTTTTACGGCATTTCTTTCCATTGCATTATACTTTTTCTTATGGTTGTAAATGTCATTATAAATCGCATCATAATTAAACCGGTGATTGCAAGAAAGCGTAATACAATCTTCTTCCAGAGGCTTATTTGAAATTAAACAAACATTTACTTCCGTTTCGTCTTCCGGTTCATCTAGAGACTTGTATAATTCTTCATAAAAATTAACATCACCCTCTATTTTATAATTTGGCATTACATTAATTGTGCATTTAGTCTTTATATTTTTTATCTTTCTTTAGTTATAATAATGTCACCAAATAGATGGGGTCCGCCAATATGGTCTTTTTTTCATACGCTCGCTGAAAAAATTACTCCAAATAGGTTTCAACAAGTCTTTCCACCATTATTCAATTTTATTTTTAGAATATGTAGGGTTTTACCTTGCCCCGAATGCTCGGAACACGCCGTTCAATTCCTATCCAAAATAAATCCTGCTGGAGTAAGAAATAAAGAGGATTTTAGAAATATAATGTTTATTTTTCACAATGTTGTTAATCGTCGTAAAAACAAACCTCCATTTAACCCAGCAAATTTAACAAGTGTCTACGGCAATAAAAACGTAGCAGTTGAATATAACAACTTTGTTAGTGTATTTCACACTAAAGGAAATATGAAGCTTTTGGCGGAAACATTTCAAAGAAAACTTGTTTTAACAGACTTTAGACGATGGTTTGTAAACAACGTTCAATTCTTTGTAAATCCCATGCAACCCACAGAATCTATTATAATTATGGATGAAGATGTTAACACTGATGCCAACAATGATTCTCCTAGTAAATAATTATTTTTGTTTATTTACTTAGAAGTTGTGCTTGTAACTAGTTCCCCGTTTTTGAATACATTACATTTGAATTGCTGTTTCTTTGGCATGGAACATATTTCCTTACTACTTGATATCTCATTGAAAAACAAGTATTTAGATGATCCGCCAACATATAAAAGTCCAGGAATCAACACGCCAGCAGCAGAACCAGTTATCAAGCTCAATAATATATCCGACGCACTCGTAATGCATTGCTTCATATATCTGATTCCAATGTCCATTAATAGATAAGTTAGTAATCCGCCAAACACCCACCAGTTGACATCCTTATTTAAAAACATGGGCATGCAAATATAGCAAACTGTAAATGCTAACACGAATAAACTGAACCCAGCATTTCCATATTTGCTGTATGTAGCCATATCACAAACTCTATTTTGCGAAGCCTTTGAAGAAGCACCTGATATCATCAACAAGAACTCTCTTGCTACTGAAACGGCCAACAAAAAGCCTAAATATATAAATCCTTTGAAGTTCTGAAAAATAAATGACATGCTAAAAACGCCAAGAGCCACTATTAATGGACTGTAAAACGTTAGCAAAACAATTATGTTCATTGGTTGAAACATTATAAGGGGTTGCTGAAAACCATTTGTTTGCATTGGTGGTATATTTGAAGTAATATTGCTCATATAATAATAAACTATATAATATTTTATTATTTTACTGTTCTATTCATCTTCAAAAACTAGTTCAAAGACTTCATGAATATTATTCACTTGGTGGAATTTTATATCCTTTATCAATTCAGTATCTTTATACTTTTCCATGAAAGACTTGTAATCCTTTTCATTTTCAACTGGATACAAAAATTCTTTGACTCCTGCCTTTATGCCTCCTAAGAATTTAAGGTCTAATCCACCAATTTCTGTTACATTTCCAAACATATCTATTTCTCCTGTCATTGCAATATGACATTTAATTTTACGATTATTTAACAAACTATATATTACGCTTACTTCGCACGCTCCTGCACTAGGGCCATCTTTTTTTTGTCCACCGTCTGGCACGTGAATATGTACTCCATATTTTTTTTCTTCGTATAATTCGCGTATTTTCTCTTTATTTTCAAAAGAAGTCAAATTCCATGCTACAGTAAGAGCAACATTCATAGATTCTTTCATAACATCACCTTGCAAGCCAGTCAGTTTCAATGATAAAAATGTATCACTTGGATAAAATTTTGCTTGAATTGGAAGGGTTCCTCCACCACCAACCGAATTAGCCCACAAGCCATTAATCATACCAATTACGCTGACAGAATGGATATGTTTATGCACAATTCCACGTTTATCCTTAAAATATTTTGTTTTAATATCTTCAATCGTAATATTTATAGGGTATTCGCAAGTGCAATTTTTCAAGATATCAATATTTATCTCACCAACTATTTCAAATATAATTTCTCTCATCTTTCTTACACCTGGTTCAGAAGTATACTCGTCTATAATGAACTTGAGAACATCGTCATCCATTATTATAATGTCCTCTAGACCCATCTTCTTGTAAACTTCAGGAAGCATATGAGTCTTTGCAATAATAAGTTTGTCTTCAAGAGAGAGATTTGAGAATTTAACGCGATGAATGCGGTCCAATAAGATTTTATCAATTGAATCAACGTCATTGTACGAGAGAACAAAAAGAGCTTTAGATAAATCCAAATCTATACCTGAAAAATACTTGTCCTGGAAAACGTCATTTTGTGTAGGATCTAACAAATGTGTCAAAATGCCAACAATTTCCTTACCATGCTCCGTCTTGGAAATCTTATCCAACTCGTCTATGAAAATAATAGGGTTCATGCATTTCTTATCAATCAAAATCTGCACAATGCCACCCCATGTTGAACCAACGTATGTATAATTGTGCCCGTGCAAAGTGCTGCCATTACTATCACCGCCCATTTGAATCATAGAAAAAGGTCTACTGTTGCCTTTATCATCTATCAAACAATTAGAGATACCGCGTTTTGCTAGCGAGGTATTGTGCGTTACAGTAAAATCTCCCAATAAAAATCTTGAATTTCCATCAATTTGAAAACCGTAGTAATCATCTTCATCTAAAGGAATAATTTTTATTCCTGTATTTAATGGGTCTTTTAACTGTTTATGTTCTCTCGCCTTTTTTCTTTCTAATAATGTTGGAATTTCTTCAAGACCCCTTCCTGTTATTGTTATTCTATAATATAATCCAGATTTCTTCTCTCCTTTGTAAGTGCAAGATTTTATGCTATCTTTCATCATTCCTCTAAATCCCAATGAGCGAACTAACCATAGAATGTCTTCCGCTAATTTTTTATTTTTTTGCACAATTTCTAAGGCGTTGTTTTCTTTGTTATGATAACCATCGCTATCTATTAATCCTGCTAACAATTTTAGACGATTTGCGCGAGAATTGCATTTGTATATTTCAGGAATATGCTTATTATTAATTAGATTATGCTCTTTCATTTTATTTAATAAAACGTTTTTATCGCTTCTCCCACCCATAATTCCACTTGTAAAAGAATAAGTTATTTTGTTTTTAGTGCATTTTAAATTATAACCATTTGCATAATCTTTAAAATGGTCAATTATTTCTTGGTCAATAGTTGTTATACTAAAATTTCTAGAAGACCCATCTCCCAACCAATACCCCAATATATATGGTTCAATGCTTAGTTCTTTCTCTGAAAATTCAACTCCAACTTTATAGCCTTTTAAACAATCTTTTATATATTTTGGCAATCCTAAATAATCTTTTATGCAAATATCAATGATGTCATTTTTAAAGTATCGTTTGCCCATTATAATTTGATGTTTGTCGCCTTTTTTTCCGGATTTTGTCATCTTTAAACTTAAAATGTGACTTTCATTTACAATATAATCATGACCCTTAACCTGTTCAATTCTATACATTTTTTCTCTGCCATTTCCTAGAGCCAGAACATTTCTTGGAAAACTGTCATCGCCCATTAATTTATCATTTATTGTAATGTCTTGAACCATTTTAACGTCTCCATTAGACAACATAATTGGAGTATTTTTTGCAAAGCATTTGCCAACGCCCGGTGGGCCTTCAAACCCAAAACAGTAACCATCTTGTTCGCCGTTTATCCATTGACCAATAATTCTCTCTATTTGCTTCTTGGCTTTATCATGTCCATGAACGGCTTCATCTAAAACAGTCTTAACATTCTTCATGTATTCGCCAATCTTTCCAAAATTTGAAGTAATTTCTTTAATTTCATTCAAGAATTCTATAGAAATGTCAAATTTAAGCTGTTTGTCTAACAAAAGCTCTGGATTTGTTACGCTACTAAAATCAATAAATAATGCGATGCTTTGAGTTAATTCTTTCTTATTTTTACCCTGATGATTTATTTTTGCCAAGTTTAGGTTATCTTTTTCAATTATAGAGTTAATAATATTTATAAGAGCGACCAATTGCTGTTTATCCATTGCGGTTACGTGCTTCTTTATTTTTTTTATTATTGAAGACATATTATTTCCAAATGCCTCTGCTTTAATTTTTTTAATATTAGACAAAATTTCAATACTAGTATACTTATCTTTTTTTTGAATATCTGGAATCAACTCTGTTATTTTAGGATTTTTAAGCATCTCAACCATGTGACTCCTATTTTGATCCATGATACACATAACCGGCTCCTTTGTGTAAACATTAAATGGTATTTTTAATAATCCATCTAAATATTGACGCGCTTTTGAACCAGAATCTTCTGATTTTGCTTTAATTTCCTTCAATTTAACCATGGCCTTTTCCTTTACATCGTCTCTCGTTTTCATCAAACAAATTTGTTGTTCCAATGGAATCTTATTCATGTCAAAATTTGACAAATCATTGGTATATTGTATTGTTTTCTTCATTGCCTCGCGAAAATATTGTTTTATTGACCACGGAAAACTGTCAAATAAAATAGTCTGTTCAAATGTATCCACTGTTCCATTAGCGTCGTTTGATAATAAATCATACAACAAATACGCTAAATATTTGTTATCATATTCATTTGACGTTATCAATAAAGAAATAAGCATATTTCTTTTTGTATATAAGTCGCTTCCAATAAAATCTTTCACAATAAACAATAATGTCTTTTGTTTTAATAACTTGTGCTGTGTCTGACACCCCATAAATTTATTATATACATCAGTGTTGTTCATTATAAGATAATCTTTTAATGTTAACGCGGCAAAAAAACGTTCAAAACTTTCACTATTAAAATCTTGATCTAGTGGTAAATTATTCTTTACACTGGACATTGCGTTATTTATAAATTTATTATTTAAAAATTGTATTATAATATCATCAACTACCCCATAAATCAACAAGTGCTTATTAAATGCGCTATGATATACGTATACTTTTAACCCATAAATTTTCACGTGAAACTGCTTTGAAGTTGGAGCAACGTCCATACAATCAAAATTTTTTGTCTTTTCTGTAATAAATTCGTCCATAAACGTTGTTTTAATCTTACCTTCCGATTCCTTATCGGTTTTCTTTAAATTAACAACCTTGTATTGCGTTGGATGAAAATATTTTTTTAATAAGTCATACTTTAACGATTCCTCCTCATTCGCAACAATTGCATTATTATTTCCGAAACAAATTGACAATAAATCTTCAAATGAATCTGTTCCATAACTTTTCAAAAGCCCAGATAATTCATTGTTTAGCACCTGCAAATTGCTTACTATAGTATCAGTGGGCAAATTCTGCATGCTTTCGCTTAATGTTTTCATTCTATCGCTTATTCCGTTTAATGTATTGATGCACGTTGACAAATCACTAACTCCTAAAATATCAAGCATTTTGTTTTTTTGAGCGTTTAATATTGTTTTTTGAATTACGTCCTGGAAGAACGCTAATTTCTTTTCAACAAGATTTGTTATGTCCTGGGCATTTTTCAACACTGCACTTGTTGAAATTGCCTGAATTTTTTTACTCATATTGCCTAATTTATGCAAATATAAGAAAATACTACAAAAAATGCATAAAACTATTTATTTATAAAATAGAAAAAATTGAAGTAGTTATATTTAAATCATATTAAACATAGCATTGTAAGATAACCAATAATGGGAATCCCAAGTTACTTTTCATACATCGTAAAGAATCATCCGGAAATTATTAAAAAATTATTAAATGGTCAAATGACAATTAATAATTTATACATGGATTGCAATTCCATTATTTATGACTCTGTTAGAAATATTAATTTTGAAGAGTTGACTGAAACAGCTAGTCGCGCTATTATAACGCGCGTAATTCAGAAGATTGAAGAGTATATTTCGCTTATTTGCCCAGACAATATCCTAATGGTTGCATTTGATGGTGTCGCGCCCGTTGCAAAGTTGGAACAACAACGCAATCGCAGATACAAATCGTGGTATCAAAATGAAATTTCCAAGACAATCTTTAAGAAGGCATCTGGTTCCGATCCATGGAATACTACCGCGATTACTCCTGGAACCGTTTTTATGCAAGAGCTCGGTTCAACTATTTCAGCGCATTTTAATAACCCACAAAAATATGGAATCTCTAAAATTATTGTCTCTACATCGGATGAAGTTGGAGAAGGTGAGCACAAAATCTTTGAATACATTCGTCAAAATGCGGCCGAACATGCAGCAAAATCCACAGTTATCTATGGCCTAGATGCAGACCTTATTATGTTGTCAATTAACCACCTTCCAATCAGCGAAAAGATTTATTTGTTCAGAGAAACACCTGAATTTATCAAGACAATTGACAACTCTTTGGAGCCAAATGAGACCTATTTATTAGATATTCCAGAGTTGGCGCACATAATAACGTTAAACATGAATAATGACGTAGAACTTACAACTGAACAGCAAAAGAATCGCGTTTACGACTACATCTTCATGTGCTTTCTTCTTGGCAATGATTTCATGCCTCATTTCCCGGCAATTAATATTCGCACGGGTGGAGTTGATAAACTGCTAAACGCCTACAAGGCGACTTTGGGTGGAACGAATGAAAATCTCACTGATGGAAAAATAATTTACTGGAAAAATGTGCGAAAGTTTGTTGAATTTCTTGCTAGATTAGAGGACGAATATTTTAAGAATGAGATGAAGTTGCGCGATAAGCGAGAAAAATTTTCATATCCAACCGGGAGTCCTGAGCAAAAATATGCAAAGTTTGACGCAATTCCAAATTATGAGCGAGAACTAGAGAAATATATAAATCCGTTCAAGGACGGATGGAGGCATAGATATTATAAATGCCTATTCAAAGTTGACATTGACGAAGAGAGATGCAAAGAGATTTGCGTTAATTATTTGCAGGGATTGGAATGGACTATGAAATATTACACATCTGGGTGCCCTGATTGGCGATGGTGTTATAATCACAACTATCCTCCCTTGTTACAAGACTTGCTTCGTTTTATCCCATACTTTGACACAACATTTATTAAAGAGAATAATTCAAGGGCAGTCAAGCCATTAGTCCAGTTGTGCTATGTTCTACCAAGACAAAGTCTAGGGTTTCTTCCGGATAAACTGTATAAAAAGCTTAAGAATGAACGCGCAGATTTGTATCCAACGGATTGCGAGTTTACGTGGGCATTTTGCAAGTATTTCTGGGAATCCCACGTAGAACTTCCAGAAATAGACATTATTGAGTTGGAACAATATGTTAGCGAAACTATGGCTTAGTCGTCTTGTTTGCATTGTATTCAGTAAATAAATCAAGGCAAGTATTAACATCAGGAAATTTATATCCGCGAAATTCTTCTCTTAACCACAATATTACATCTTCATCCTTGAAGATGTGATTAAAAAGAACCGCTGCCTTCAATTTATTCTCAGGATATTGATTTTTCATTTGAAAATAATCCTGACTCAAAATGAATGTAGCTAGTCCTTTCATGACATTCTTTTGAATAGGTGACTTGTAATAATTGTGACAAATAGTCACAAACCACCTAGTTTTTTTATTTTCAAGAGGAAGAAGATTAACAGCAATAACCAAATGTTTATCGTTAAATGATACGCGAGACCAAGTAAACGTTGGATAAACAAACATGTGAAAGTTGTGCGTAGTTCGTTTATTATCGTTTATTGATTTCATCATAGCATTAGACTGATAATCAAATGCTAGACCAATGCGGTCTTTGAACTTGTATTGTTTAATGTTGCTAGGAGGAATTGTGCTCCCAAAACCACCTTTATGAACATATTCAGGATGTCGCAAATCCATAGTATTAAATGCGCTATCCTGCAAAGAAGCCTCCATGTCTATTTGCAAAAAAGAAGTTTCATAGTTTTTATTATGAAAGAAAGGAACCTTGTGAGGAAGTTTTTGATCAGGTTTATATGACCAAAAAACCTTACCCTCGTGTTCAACAGTTTCGCCAAAACGATCATTGCGTGTGAATTCTAATCCATGATACCTGCATTTTAAACATCCACTTGGCGTAATAATTCCATTATCCAATTGCGATCCCATGTGTTTGCAAATATTCATTCCCGTAATTATTTCGCCTTCATTATTTCGCCAAGCAACTAAAGGCAATTCTCCGATGTTGAATTTATATGGCTTTGAAAAATCAATCTTCTCTTTTATGCCAACGCAATGCCAGTGGTTAAAAAACCCAGACATATACTGAACGCTTGATTGAATCAAACATGCAAATAAGAAAAATTTTATTAGCATATATATTATCTGATTATATATTTAAATCAATTACACAATAAAAACACATGCAGTTAAAATAAATTTTTGTTTATTGACCTTGGCAATCCATGACCAAATAAAATCATGTAAACCAATATAAATGCGGCCAGTAAAACGCTTCGGTTTTCAGCAACAATTTGTTTTTGACCAAGTATAAAAAACATAAAGAGGTATAATAAAACACCAATTATTATAGAATGCAACAACATCATTAGACCGCCTTCCATTATATACTCTAGTATAGAAAAATAAATTTAAATTGACTAAACGCGCAAAATTACGCACGTCGACGGAACACTTTACGCTTATGATGTCAGATTGGTATTTGTATTTTTGGTTTGTTATTCAAAATCATGCAAATTCTATAGAATATTATTTTGGTTTTATATTCTCAGTAAGGGCGGAAATTTTGAATAAAAAGGGGTCAAAAGTGTTTCCAAAATCAAAAAAAGGACAAAAAAAATGTCCAATTTTCAAAAGCGCCGAGGTTTTATGAAAAAGGGGTCAAAATTTCTCCCTTGTTAGCATTATGGTCTTGACTACCAAAATAATAACGCAAAATTTGTTACGCTATTTTTTAAGTATTTTAGGCAGAAATAGTTTAGGAACTTTTTCTGTTTCCAATATATCAACAAATGTCAACGCAAAAAGTTCATTTGGTTCAAGCCAAATTTATTTGCAAAAGTTGTGACTATTTTACGTGTAGAAAAAGTCAATATGACCGGCACGTATTAACATCTAAACACATGAAATCAACAAAAATGCAACATTTGGAAACAAAAAGTTCAGAAAAAGTTCCGGAGTTTTTTGAATGCAATTGTGGTAAGATGTATAAAGAACGGTCTGGATTATGGAAGCATAAGAAGAACTGTCAAATTAGTTCAAATTTAATTATGGATTCAAACCAAATACAACCACCCACAAATGAACTTGTTATGTCGCTTTTGAATCAAAATATGGAACTGCAAAAACAAATAATTGAGTTGTGCAAGGAGAAAAATACTGTAATTAACAACACGACTAACAACACAACCAATAACAATCAATTCAATTTGCAACTTTTTTTGAATGAGCAATGTAAGGATGCATTAAACTTGGGAGATTTTGTAGAGCAAATTAAATTACAGTTGAGTGATTTAGACATGATTGGTCGTGTAGGATATGTTGAGGGAATGAGTAAAATATTTATGCGCAACCTTCACGCGCTTGATGTATTTAAAAGACCCATTCATTGCAGCGATTTAAAGAGAGAAACTCTTTACATAAAGGACAAGGATTCCTGGGAAAAAGAAAACACCGAAAACGTTAAAATTAAACGCGCCATAAAGGAAATTGAACACAAAAATATAAAACAAATTCCTCAGTGGAGAGAAGAAAATCCTGCGGCAGAGGATACGGAAACAAAGAAACATTTAGAATACCAGAATATACTATTAGAAGCTATGGGTGGTTCAACTTTAGAAGACGATGATAAAAAGCGAGAAAAAATAATTCGCAATATTGCAAAGGAAGTTGTTATTGACAAAAATAAATAAAAATAGTTTAGATTTATATAGTTTGAATTTATATTTTATAACATTGATAAAATATAAATGGCAACAGTTTTAAATCAACCAGTTGTTTCAAAGCAAGTTATTAACGCTTTTGCTAATCGCGAAGAGTTTTTAAAATTATTGAATGTTAATCCTGGTTTAGTGATTGTAAAATTGGGAGCAACGTGGTGCGGTCCTTGTCGCAATATTGCCCATCTTGTTGAAGGTTTTTTTGCATCATCTCCACCCGAGGTTATATGCGCTGACATTGATGTTGATGAAAGCATTGATTTATACTCATATTTGAAACAAAAACGAATGGTAAATGGTATACCTGTTATTTTGTTATATAAGAGAGGCAATATTTCATTTGCACCAGACGATAGCGTAACTGGTGGTGATCCTGCTCAATTAGACGCGTTTTTCAAACGATGTGGTCTTCATCATTTGGCGGTTAAACGCGCTTATGCAGCAGTAGGAAAATAATTTGTTTACCATTAGCCAAAATGTCTTATGTGATGAACCGTGCCAGTATCTTTATCATAAAGACGATATTCCTTAGGTATTTTTTCTTGCAATTTGATTCTCCCTTGCAAACACATATCGCATTTGCAAATAGTTCTACTTGTATAAACGCTGTGCGAAAAACCGCCAAAAAAAGAGTGAAGCGTTAAATATATTAAAGTCTTTCTAATAAATATATAAAATGTCTGAAGAATACGAAAAACCTCACGAATCCGGTTACACGGTTTACACAAAAAGTGGGTGTCCAAATTGTAGTAAAGTAAAAAATTATTTAAAAAATGCGAGCGCTCAACTAGTATTGGTTGATTGCGATGAATATTTGATTGAAAATAAAACCGCATTTTTGAAGTTCATTGAAGAGTTTTCAGGTTTTACCGTTAAATTTTTTCCAATTGTTTTTTATGAAGGAAAGTATATAGGAGGTTTAACCGAAACTGAAAAGCATTGTAGCGCAATGATTGCCTTTTCAAATATTTATTTTTAATTTTTATAAACCCAATGCTATAAAAATTGAAGATTTTCACAGAAAAATATAATAAAGCACTTAAATATATAAAGACTTATTTAATAAATGAAAATTCCTTCAAAAATAAGTAGACAAATATTTTATGATAAAGAAATGATTAACGCGCGGTTTGAAACGCAACTTAGTTGCATTCCAAAGAATAAAAATTATTTTTATTCTGCGTCACAAAATTCAGAAAATGTGATAGTTATGAAACGCTGTACGACGGGGTTGACTCTGGGGGTTCTTAGCACTGCTTGGGTTTTTTCAAAAACGATATATTTTTTTTTATGGTTTCTGCCCGCCGCATTAACTGCAAATTTTGAATACAATAAGATGATTCAAAAAAAAATTGTTTTGTCTGCGAAAGGCGTTAGTATTTTTACACTATTATTGTCGTGTACAACCGCGGTTTTTTATCCCACTGTCCATGATAGGATAATGCCTTTTATGGCATTATTATTAATGAGTTGGACGTTTTTATTTAATAAAAAAATTCCATCTATTAACGAAATATCCACGTCACTGCTTGGGATGTTTTTTATTGGATATTTGCCATCATTTTGGATACGTTTAAAAAGCATTCCTAAAATAGATTGCATTTCTACAGCATTTATTGACAATAGTTGTCCAACAATTTTGTCGGTTGGTTCATTTTTAACTTGGGGGACATGGGTATCTATTGCTCTTGCAGATTCGGGTGCATATTTTATTGGCAAAAAATATGGTAAAACATCATTGGCAATCATTAGTTCTGCTGCTGGATCTGCGTCACCAAATAAAACAATTGAGGGACTAGCCGGCGGGTTAGTGTTATCTACTTTATTTTCTATTTATGGAGCAATTCTTATGAAATGGCCCGCACCAATTATAATGGGAGGATTGTATGGAATCTTAATGTCCTTAATTTCTTTGGTTGGAGATTTAACTATATCATTAATAAAGAGAGATGTTGGGATAAAAGACACTGGAAGTATATTGCCGGGTCACGGAGGATTGTTGGATAGAATAGATTCGTATATATTTACAGCGCCAATAAGTTTCTATTTTTGCACGTCATTTTTGCCGTTTGTTTCTGAATTAATGCGACTAAAAAAATAATATTAATGAAAGGTTGTGTATTATATTTAAATATACAAGTATTTAAATACAATAAAATATAAAAATGCATAAACATGAAAATATTTTTCTTTTTTATTGGTTTTATATCTGTTGCAAACTCGTTGAAGATGCGAATGAATATTCCTGACAACATTGCCAGAAATAGATACTTGTTCGGCGAAAAATCTTATAATGCATTGGTTAAAAATATTCAAGACCACAAGGTAAAGAATCTTTATTTTAACGAGAAGTTAGATGCTGTTATTGCTGAAGACGTTGAAGAACATGAATCACCAATAGAAGATTATACCGTTACTAAGATTACACCTTTTATAACGGACAAATTAGTTGACCTTTCTGTTAAAAATGAAGTGACAACAACATTTGCGCAAGTATCTCCTCCAAACCCATACTTTCAGATTATTGGAAATGTTTTAAATGGTGCAGAAATGTTTTTGTTTCCTGCAATAGTGGTTGCTTCTGTTGTGAGTTATTTTAGAGCAAGTAATCAAATGCGAAATCCCTCATCTATTTTTGGCGGAAATAAAGAAAACGATTTAACCAAGGATAAATTTAATATGCAACAAGCCAATATTTCTCTCGCCAGTTTTGCTGGAAGTCCTGAAATTTTTCAAGAATGCGTTGAAGTAGTTTCATATTTAAAGAATACTACAATTTATAGTTTGGCTGGCGCAGAAATTCCGCGAGGAATTTTACTAGAAGGGCCTCCAGGAACAGGCAAAACTCTATTAGCAAAGGCCATTGCGAGTGAAGCTGAAGCAAATTTTATTTCAATTGCTGCAAGCGAGTTTGTAGAGATATTTGTTGGAATGGGTGCATCAAAAATCAGAAATTTATTCAATACTGCAAGAGAAAATAAGCCATGTATAATTTTTATTGATGAGATTGATGCAGTTGGTAGACAAAGAGGCGCTGGAATAAATATGGCAAATGATGAGCGAGAACAAACATTGAACCAGTTGTTGGCGGAAATGGATGGGTTTGCTAATAATGAAGGAATTCTTGTTATGGCGGCTACAAATAGGCGAGATGTTTTAGACGCAGCGCTTTTGAGACCCGGAAGATTTGACAGAATAATCAACGTACCACTTCCAGACGTTGAATCTCGTACAAAAATTTTGAAGGTGCATACCAAGAACAAAATGTTGGATGATTCAGTAAATTTGAATCTGGTTGCAGAGTTGACTGGTGGATTTTCGGGTGCGCAATTAAAGAACTTGATGAACGAAGCGGCTATATTGTGTGCAAGAGATGGAAATGTTATTATTACAGATAAAATAATTTTGGAAGCGCTTGATAAGTTGATTGTGGGAATTGTGAAGAAGGTAGACACTAGGGACGATGAGGCCAAGCGCCGCGTTGCTATTCACGAAACCGGACACGCTATTTTGGCCGCAGTATTTAATAATTATTTTGACTTAAAAAAAGTAAGCATTCAAAGCACGTACAATGGTGCTGGTGGATATACAGTGTTTAATGAATACAGAAATATAACTGAAAGCGGTCTTTATACCAAGGATATACTTTATAAACGACTTATGATCGGAATGGGTGGAAAGGCTGCTGAGAATATTTTTTACGGAGACGACCATGTATCAGTTGGTGCCGTGCAAGATTTGAAACAGACAAACTCGTTGGCACAAAGAATGATCGGCAATTATGGCATGGGATTAAAGATGGAAGTTTTTTATAATGACGAAGTTGACAATGAGAGAAACCCGTTTTTAGGTCGCAGTTTATCCATGGGAGCAAAATATTCAGAACATACAAAGGAAATATTTGACAAAGAATCGTTGAACTTGGTTAAGAGCGCTTATTCTGAGGCAAAAACTGTTCTAGCTGAAAACAAAGAAAGCGTGGATAAACTAGTTCAAAAGTTGCTTGAAAATGGCGTTTTAACCGGCGAAGAGGTGCGTCAAGCTTTGCCAGAATTAAATGAGAAATAAACACAAATATATTAAATAAAACAAGTAAAATTATAATAAAAATACTTCACTTTTTCATGATTTTGATAAAAAATTGAAATCCTAAATTCTCTCTTGACTTGAACTAACCAACCCAAAATATTCAAAATGGTATCAAATGTCAACAATGTTATGCTTTACGCGGAATCACTTGTTGGTATCCCGTTTAGATGGTATGTCAATGGAGAACTTGAAACATTTACTGGAGACAATGCGTTTTGGTGTATTAATTCTCCGCCTCCGTCCTCAGAAGAAATAAGGGCGCAAGATAAATACATTGTTTGCACAGGATTGCCGAATTTGCTGCGCAGATTCTGTGGAGTAACTATTCCTGGACTCGGTCCAAAAATTCGCGGCAAATATGGCGATATATACAAACAATACCCAGGTGGAACTACTGCGTGGTTTGCTTACTTGTACCAGAATAAGCGCGTCCAAAAATTTGACATTAACGCGCGCTACCCCAGAGGCACGCTTCTAATGGCGCGTTACAAGGCCAAGGACTTTGGCGAAAAGGATCAAGGACATCTTGCAGTAGTATACGACGACGTGGATGAAACAAAAACAATCAAGGATCAACTAATTATCCATTCTACACCAACCGTTGATTACAAAAACCGCGACAGTTGCAAGGACCATGGTGCTGTTACAATTGAGTCTTTCAACATATCAAACGAATTGTTCAAGTGGGACAAGATTAGTTACTACAAATGGGTATGCCTGCCGGAGGACTGGTTGCTTTTAGATTAGATTACTGAATTTAAAAATATTTATATATCAATTTAATATATAAATATGGCTTTGCGAAAAGGAACAAGAAGGCGTGTTAAGAAAAATAACAAAAAGACGACTAGAAAATACACAAAAAGAGGCAAAAATATGAAACGAATTACCAAAATGAACGGAATTGCTAAAGGTATTGAGTCTAATTGCCCTGATACTCAAGTAAATTGCAATTTGCTTGACAAACATTATACAGAAGGAAATAAATCAAACGACGTATGGGATACTTGCATTAACATGAACGGAATAAACAATCATATTATATACGTAACGTCAAAGAATGTTCTTATTAAAAGCGTTGAGACGCTTCAGGTTCCAGAGTTTGTAGTAAAGTTTGAAGGAGACGCTGAACCAAGAACATGTAAAATTATGATAGAAGACAAGTATATTGCATGTTTTTTAAAAATATGTGGTCAATGGTATGCAATGATGCGTTTATTTGGTAAAACTTTGAACACTGGTTATTTAGCTAGAACAGAAAAAAATAAAGTTTTTTATAGAATAAACAGCATGGAAATAGATGCAAATGATCCATCAAATGACACAGGATTAATTAAAATTCCAAAAGATTCTTACAAGGATTCTGATTCAACGCCAATTTTTTCAACGAGTAGCACAAAAGTAATTGAATTAACTGATAAATGTTTTGAAAATATTAATAAACAGACTAGCAATGTTTTTAATGTATTGCAAAGATTTCGCCAACAAAAACTAGCTGCAAATGACGCCAAGTATCATGTAATAGACAATGTAGTAGACAATGGCGTGGATTTTTTAATTGATTAGTTTCTAGATTTTCTAGATTTTCTTTTAGTTCTCTTGCTTTTTACCTTTTTAGTTTTCTTACTTTTCTCTTTTTTGCTGCTCTTTTTGGTTTTCTTATTATTCTTCTTTTTTCTAAGACCACCACGTTTCTCTGCTTCCCTATACGCTCTTAGATCAGCTGGTATTGGTTGCGTAACATATTGTTCGTCTTCTTCCTCGGTTACATAAGTCCTCTCTGGAGGAACTGGGATAGCAACACCATGGCTCATTTGTTCCGCTGTTGGAAGGCTGCCAGACGCTTCGCCCTCAGCATAGGTTCCTTTCATAACTTCTGCACCGTCGGCTGGCTTTGCTGGTTTGCAATAAGTGTGTAAAAGAATCCCGACATCTCGCCGCAAAGGTTGCTCCAATGCTCCCAAAAGCTGAGGGTTGGTGCATATTTTTTGTAAATTTCTATTTAAAACCTGATCATTTGGGTTATTTTCATAATATAATTTTATATATTTTACTAGTAAATCTGTGTATATTCTATCTATCAAAAAATAACGAGAGTCGTGACCCTCTGCGTCTGGCATAAGTAAATAATCAAGCCCGCTTAATCCAGCGTCATCTACATAAAATGGGTCTTCCTCACCTAAATTCAATAATTCATAAACACGTTCAAGACATCTTTTTTCTTTGTTAATGCAACATTCAATTATTTCTTCGCTCATATTGTTATTCTTTATAATAAATTAAAATTTAAAGGGTTAAATAAATTATTTATTAAATGGAAGACCCACGATTTAAACAGGGGTTTAAAAAATATTTAGATAATGTTCGTAACAACAGTTATATTTTTGAAGTAAGTAAATGCTGCGGATATTCTGAAATAGTTCCTACATTCAAAAATGCAACTTGTGCAGATTTATATAGAAATATTATAAACCAGTTTGACATAAATGCTGAAAACAAAATCAAAGTATATGCAACTATAACAGACGCAAGTAATAATACAATGGTAATTCAAAATGACAAGACTCCAATAAGAAATATAATATTAGAAAACGCTAGTTTTTTTAAACCTATTTATCCTCTTCCAACAACTGTTGTTTATAAGCTTGTCTATAAATTTGAAACTGAAGAAATTAATTGTGGTTGTTGTTCTTGTAATTCCCAAAAATAGTTGAGTAAAATTAATTATAACCTTTTCTAATGTTTGTATATGGA